CCCACACCAAGGGCGAACTCGCCGGCAAGCCGCTGATCCTCGACGCCTGGGAGCGCGACCAGGTGGTCCGGCCGCTGTTCGGGTGGAAGCGCAAGGACGGCACGCGCAAGTACCGCAAGGCCTTCGTCTTCGTGCCGCGCAAGAACGGCAAGTCGACGCTGGCCGCCGGCATCGCGCTGTATCTGCTGCACGCCGATCGCGAGATGGGCGCCGAGGTCTACAGCGCAGCGGCCGACCGCGAGCAGGCGGCCATCGTCTTCGACGTGGCCAGGCAGATGGTCCAGCAGTCGCCGCCGCTGCGCGCGCGCAGTGAGGTCTACCGGCGCTCGATGGTTCACCTGGAATCGGCGTCGAGCTACAAGGTGCTCTCGGCCGACGCGTTCACCAAGCACGGCCTGAACGCCAGCGGCGTGGTGGTCGACGAGGTGCACACGCAGCGCAACCGCGAATTGATCGACGTCCTGACGACGTCGGTCGGCTCGCGCCGCCAGCCCGTCGAGGTCTACATCACGACGGCCGGCTATGACCGCCACACGATCTGCTGGGAGCTGTGGGACTACGCGGTGCGCGTGTCCAAGGGGATCATTCAGGACGACGCGTTTCTGCCGGTGCTGTTCTGCGCCGACCCGGACGACGACTGGATGGATGAGGCGGTGTGGGCCAAGGCGAACCCTGGCCTGGGCCACTCGATCAAGCTCGACTACCTCCGCGCCGAGTGCAAGAAGGCGCAGGAGATCGCCGCCTACGAAAACACCTTCAAGCGGCTGCACCTGAACATTTGGACGTCGCAGGAAAACCGCTGGCTGCGCATCGAGCAGACCTGGGACCCGTGCAACGCCAAGGTGCCGCCGCTGGAGATGCTGCGCGGGCGGCGCGCCTGGCTGGGCGTCGACCTGTCCACCACCACGGACATCAGCGCGGTGGTGGCGCTGGTGGAGGACCCGGACGACCCGGGCGAGTTCGACATCGTGCCGCTGTTCTTTGTGCCCGGAGAGCGCATCTTGCTGCGCGCGCGGCGCGACCGCGTGCCCTATGACCTGTGGCGCGATCAGGGCTTCCTGACGGCCACCGAGGGCGACGTCGTCGATTACGACGTCGTGCGCGAGCGCATCCGCGAGCTGGGCGAACTTCTGGACATCCAGGAGATCGCCATCGACCGCTGGAACTCCACGGGCCTGCAGACGCAGCTTCAGGGCGACGGCTTCACCGTCGTGCAGTTCGGCCAGGGCTTCGCTTCGATGACCGCACCGACCAAGGAGCTGGAGCGGCTACTGCTGCTCAAGGCGCTGCGTCATGGCGGGCACCCGGTGCTGCGCTGGATGGCCGACAACGTGGCGATCAGCCAGGACGCGGCCGGAAACATCAAGCCCGACAAGGCCAAGAGCACCGAGCGCATCGACGGGATCGTGGCGCTCGTGATGGCCATCGGCCGCGCGACGAGCCATGAGGTCGTCGCCGAGAAGAAGTACCAGGCGTTCTTTCTCTAGACCGCCAGAACCGGAAAACCCAAGGCCCGCAACCGCGGGCCTTTTTCATTGGAGCGCTCATGAAACGCGCCTATTCGACCCTCGAAATCAAGGCCATTGGCGACGCCGGCGGCAAGCGCACGTTCACCGGCATCGCCTCGACGCCGTCGACCGACCTGATGGACGACGTCGTGATCCCGACCGGCGCGAAGTTCAAGCTGCCCGTGCCGCTGCTGTGGGGCCATGACTCGGACGACCCGATCGGCTGGGTGACCGCCGCGCGCATCTCTGCCAAGGGCATCGAGGTGGACTGCGAGGTCTACGACGAGCCCACGCCCGGCGCGCTCAAGGACTGCCTGGACACCTACTGGCAAATGCTCAAGGCCAAGCTCGTGCGCGGCCTGTCCATCGGCTTCAGCGCGATCGAGACCGCCCGCATCGAGGGCACCTACGGCCTGAAGTACCTGTCCTGGAACTGGCTCGAATTGTCCTGCGTGACGATCCCCGCCAACCAGGAGGCATCGATCACCGCCATCAAAGCGATCGACCAGGAGCAACGACGCGCCGCGTCTGGCGCTGCTCGGGTCGTTCGCCTCAACCGGCCCGTCACGCGGGCCACCAATACACCGCCCGGCGTCTCGGGAATTCATCAATTCTCGAAAGGAAACGCCGTGAAGATCAGTGAACAAATCGCAGCCTTTGCTGCCAAGCGCGTCACCGCGGAAGAACGCATGGACGCCATCATGGCCAAGAGCGGGGACGAAGGTACCTCGCTCGACGAGCATGAAAGCGAGGAGTACGACGGCCTCGTCTCCGAAGTCAAGCGCATCGACGAGCACATCGAGCGTCTGAAGACGCACGAGGCCCGCGTCGTCGCGCGCGCCACGCCGGTGACGGACCGGACCGTCGGCGGTGCCGGTGGGCAGGAGCAAGGCGGCGTCGAGCTGCGCGGTGGCGTCATCAGCGTCCGGCCGAACGTGGAGAAAGGCATCGCCTTCGCCCGCTACGCCATCGCGCTGGGCCGCGCCAAGGGCAACATCATGCACGCGGCCGAAATCGCCAAGCAGTGGAACGACACCACGCCCGAAGTCGCGATGTTCATCAAGCAGATCGTGCAGTACGGCTCGGTCGATGCCCTGATGAAGACCGCGGTGGCCGCCGGCACCACGTCGGACTCGGCCTGGGCCGGCCCGCTGGTCTACGCGCAGAACATGGTGAGCGAGTTCATCGAGTTCCTGCGCCCGCAGACCATCATCGGCCGGCTGCCCCAGCTGCGCCGCGTGCCGTTCAACATCCGCATCCCGCGCCAGACCGCTGGCACGTCCGGCACGTTCGTCGGCGAGGGTCTGCCCACTCCGGTGCAGAAGGCGTCGTTCGACGCGCTGACGCTCACCTGGGCCAAGGCGTCGACCATCGCGGTGCTGACCCAGGAGCTGGTGACGATGAGCAACCCGGCCGCCGACGCGCTGGTGCGCGCCGACCTGGCCGCGGGCATCGCCGCCTACCTGGACAAGCGCTTCATCGACCCGAGCTACGCGGGCGTGGCCAACGTCTCGCCGGCCTCGGTCTCGAACGGCGTGGTCTCGCGCCAGGCCAGCGGCGCGACCCTGGCGGCTCTGGACCAGGACGTCGCCTACGTCCTGCAGCAGGTCGCTGCGGCCGACGTGCCGCTGTCCTCGGCGATCTGGCTGATGTCGCCGAGCGAGGCGATCTCGCTGGGCGCGATCCGCACCGCCTACGGCGATCCGGCGTTCCCGAACCTGGGCGTGGATGGTGGCACGTTCAAGGGCCTGCCCGTCATCACGTCCAACAGCGTGGTGTCGAGCGGCTCGCCGGGCGAGCAGCAGATTTTCCTGCTGGTGCAAGACCAGATCCTGCTGGCCGACGACGGCCAGATGCTTCTGGACATGAGCACCGAGGCGTCCGTGCAGATGAACGATGCGCCGAGCGCTGGCGCGCAATCGCTGGTTTCGCTCTGGCAGAACGGCATGGTCGGCCTGAAGTGCGACCGCTGGATCAACTGGGCCAAGCGCCGTTCGTCGGCCGTCCAGTACATCGAGGCCGCGCAGCGCTACGGCTCGTGATCGCCTGACGAGCCCCACGAGGCCGGCGCGTAGCTCAGGGGCGCGCCGGCCCTTCCTTTTTCTGGAGGCCCTCTTTCATGATGAACAGCTACCAGACTCGACGCCTCATTGCGCTGCGCAACCTTCGCCACGAGGGCCAGAACGCGGCGCCTGGCGACGAGGTCTTCGCGACCCCCGTCGACGCCGAATACCTCGTGCGCATGGGAGATGCTCGCCATGCAACGGGCGAGCACATCGCTGCCAAGGCGCCCGCGCCCGCCGCCCAGGCGCCCGCCGCGCCCGCCCGCCGGCGTGGCCGCCCGACCAACGCCGAGCTTGCGGCGCGCGCAGCATCTGCGCCCGCGCCGGCGAGCGAGCCCGCCGCCGATCCCATCGAGATCGCGGCAGCGGACCCGGACCCGGCGCCCGCCGGCCATGCCGACACGGACATGACGACGGACAACACGAGTGCCCTGGTGCGCGCGTCTGACGTCGCCGACAGCGCATCGGGGGACTAGGTGCGACTCCTCGGCTTCGACATCAGCCTGCGCCGAAAGAGCGCGGCCCCGGCCGGCCTGGTGCCGCTGGGCTCCGCGGTCTGGGGCTGGCTCCGAGAGCCGTTCGCGGGTGCCTGGCAGCGCAGCGTGCAGCAGGACGGGCATGAGGCGCTGCTGGCGTTCGCCGCGGTCTTCGCGTGCGTCTCGCGCATCGCCTCGGACATCGCCAAGCTGCGCGTGCGCCTCGTCCAGCAGGACGGCGCCATCTGGGATGAAGTCACCGCGCAGTCGCCATTCTGGGGACCACTGCGCAAGCCCAATAGCTACCAGACGCGAATCCAGTTCCTGACGTCGTGGGTGATCTCGAAGCTGCTCTACGGAAACACCTTCGTGCTCAAGGTGCGCAACGACGCGCGAGGCCTGGTCACCGAGATGCACGTGCTGCATCCGCGCCTGGTCACGCCGCTGGTGGCCGAGGATGGCTCGGTCTACTACCGCCTGGGCGCCGACATGCTCGCGGAGAAGCCACTCGGCGACACGGTGCCGGCCAGCGAGATCATTCACGACCGCGGCATGACGCTGTTCCACCCGCTGGTGGGGGTCTCGCCGATCTACGCCTGCGGCGCCGCGGCCACGCAGGGCAACCGCATCCAGAGCAACAGCGCGCGGTTCTTCGAGAACATGAGCCGGCCGTCCGGCATGCTGACCGCGCCGGCCAGCATCACCGACGAGACGGCTGCGCGCCTGAAGCGCGAATGGGAAGAGAACTTCTCGGCCCAGAACATCGGACGCGTCGCGGTGCTCGGCGATGGGCTCAAGTACGAGACCATGACCATCGACGCGGTCGACGCGCAGCTGATCGAGCAGCTGCGGTGGACCGGCGAGGACGTCGCGCGCGCGTTCGGCGTGCCCGGCTACAAGATCGGCGTGGGCCCCATGCCCCTGAACAACAACGTCGAGGCGCTGGAGCAGCAGTATTACACCGGCACCCTGCAGACCCTCATCGAGAGCATCGAGGTGCTGCTCGATGAGGGCCTGGAAATGCCCACCGGCATGGGCAGCGAGTTCGATCTCGATGGCCTGCTGCGCATGGACACCGCCACCATGTACGACTCGCTCGGCAAGGTGGTGGGCGCCGGGATCATGGCGCCCAACGAGGCGCGCGCGCGCGTGAACCTGGCCGGCGTGGCCGGCGGCGATACGCCGTACATGCAGCAGCAGAATTGGTCGCTCGCGCAGCTCGATCGCCGCGACATCGTGGCCGACAAGCCGGGCGTCGCCTCGCCGCCGGCGCCGGCGCCCATGCCCGCCGGCACGCCGGCCGCCGCGCCGCCGCCGCCCGAGCCGAGCAAGGCGCTGGTCGAGAGCGTCGAAAAGACCGTCTCGCAGCTCGGTGAGCTGACGCAATCTGTCCAGGCTTCGGCCGACCGCTCGGCGCTCGCCGAGGCCTCGGTCAAGTCGATGCTGGAGTCCGCGCTCGCGGACATTCCCGCGGCCGTCAAGTCGGCCGTGGCCGAGCGCGCGGCCGAATTCGCAGGCCAGCGTGACGAAGACGAGGACGACGGCACCTCGGAGCTTTGCAAGCGCGGCCTGCATGCGGGCTTCAAGGAGATGCTTTATGCGCCCCGCTGACATTGCCGACCTGCTGAAGGCGCTCGCGATCGACGTGCGCGACTTCGTCGGGTCGTCCAGCGACGTGCTCGCCAAGCGCATCGACGCCTTGGACCAGCGGCTCGGCGAGCTGCCGGCGCCGATGGATTCCGACGCCGTCGCCAAGCTGGTGGACGCCCAGGTCACCCGCGCCCTCGGCGACTTCGTCGTGCAGGGCCTGGAGCAGGTCATCGAGCGCCTTGCCGCGGTCGAGGCGCGCGCGCCGGTTGACGGCCAGAAGGGAGACAAGGGCGATCCGGGTGAGCCGGGCGCCGCCGGCGCCGATGGCCAGGACGGACGCGATGCCGACCCCGCGGTGATCGTCGAAGAGGTCCAGCGCGCGGTCGCGGCGCTGCCCAAGCCCGCGGACGGCAAGGATGCCGACGCTGATGAGATCGCCGGGCGCGTGCTCGCCGAGGTGGTCAAGCAGATCCCGGAGCCGGTCGACGGCAAGGATGGCCGCGACGGCGTGGACGGCAAGGATGGCGTGAGCGTCGACCTGGCCGAGATCCAGCGCATGGTGGACGCCGCGGTCGCCGCGCGCCTGGCCGAAGCGCTGGCCGCGCTGCCGGTGCCCAGGAATGGCCTGGACGGCAAGGACGGGCGCGACGGCAAGGACGGCCGTGATGGGCTCGATGGCGCCGATGGACGCGATGCGCTGCAGCTGGAGGTGCTCGACGCGCTCGACGTCGAAAAGCGCTACCCGCGTGGCACCTTCGCGTCCTGGCGCGGCGGCCTCATCCGTTCGTTCCGGGCGACCGATCCGCTCAAGGACGCGCCCGAGCTGGAAAAGGCCGGCTGGGCGGTCGTCCTCGACGGCTTCGCCGGCCTCGACTCGACCGAGGGGAGTGACATGCGGAATTTCGGGCTGTGCTTCATCCGCACGACGGGCAAGGAGCAGACGCTGTCGTTCTTCTCGGCGGCGATGATCTGGCGCGGCATCTGGACGGCCGAGCGCGACTACGAGCGCGGCGACGCGGTCACCTACGACGGCAGCATCTGGCACTGCGAGCGCCCCACCAGGTCGCGGCCGGGCACGCCGGCGAGCGCTGACGACTGGAAGCTCAGCGCCAAGCGGGGCCGCGATGGCAAGGACGGCCTCAAGGGCGAGAAGGGCGACCGTGGCGCCGAAGGCCGGCCTGGTCGCGACCTCACGCAGCTCGGGTTCGACGGCAAGAAGACATGACAGCTGCCTTCACGATCGCGCGCCTGTGGCCGGAAGAGACCGTCGCGGTGCTGGCCAGCGGGCCGAGCATGTCGGCCGACGTCGCCCGCCAGGTGTTCGACGCGATGGTCCCGGCGATCGTCATCAACAACACCTTCCGGCTGGCGCCCTGGGCCGGCATGCTCTACGCGGCCGATGGCGCCTGGTGGCGCGCGAACCCTGACGCGCTCGCCTTCCGCGGCCTCAAGGTCACGGTCGACGACGTCGCCGGCACGCGCAAGCTGCGCATCAGCGGTCCCGGCGGGTTCGACCCGCACCCGGGCGCGGTGCGCTCGGGCGGGCACAGCGGCTACCAGGCGGTGCACATCGCGATCCATGGCGGCGCGCGCCGCATC